TTAATTTTTTCTTGATTTATTAAGCTTTCTTCATTCTTTTTTGTAAATTCATTTGATAATAAATTATGTAAAACATCATTCTTTTTTTTAAGTAAAACAAATGTAAACGTTATAACATCAGCAACCTTTTTTTGTTTCAAAAAACGTTTATCTGTCAATTCTTCTTGTGCATAAGTGGGAAGAAAATTCTTTTCATATCGGGTAGTATCGATGTAATAAGTTTCATTCCCAATTTTAAGATAAAACTTTTCCGGTTTAATACAAGCGGTCGAAGAATAACCGACTGTAATTGATAATGATATCGCAATAGCTTTTATTGTTTCGGTCTTAGTCATAATATCAAAAGGATTCCCGGCTGGAAAAGGGGTTGTAAACACTGGCTTAAAATCAAATGTTTTAGTATCTAAGGATTGATTATCTGGATCATATATATCTATTTTAAGAGTATCCCATTTTCCGTTTTTATGATTGATAAAACTATTCACACTGCCTAATACTTGCTGCAAATCATTAATTTCTGTTATTAAATCAATAGTAAAAGTCTGTGTTGTTAAATCATAACCCTCTTTAGAGCTGCGCACACCAGCACCAGATCTAATAATCATTACTAAATTATTTTTATTTTTTTCTAACGGACTAAAATTAATGTCGTTTGATATAACAATAAACTTGTCAGTAAACTTCATTAACTGTTGTTCTAGTTTTTCCTTATAAACTTTTTCAAAAGTATTCATTGCTTTATTTCCTCTTTTTAAATTTTAAATATTAAATATTAAATATTAAATATTAAATAATAATTGTCTCTTATAATCAATATGTTCTCGATATTGTCGCGTCAATCTATTAATGTAATTTTTTAATGTCCACTCGTTTATCTCTGCCGTGCTTATAGCATCGCTCATTATTCTTCTTATCATTGGCATTGCTTCTTCAATAGATTTTTCAATCCAATTTTCATTCGGATTTATTCCCCGGTTCCAACGCTCATTTGTATAAACTGCGTAAGGAGCAATTTCACCCCCGATTGCAACATACCACTCACCATTTTCTTGCACTATTCTTATACTGTTTAAAGCCAAGTTCCACGTGTCTTTTGGAGCGTTTGTTATTAAAATTAATTGTAAAATCTTACAACATTGATAAACTCTATTTTGCATAATGATTACCCTAGTATTATCTCATATTCAACTGCATCGCGACTTACTAAACTAACGATTTCTTCACTAGAGATAACAAAGTATTTATAATTATTATAATAAACAACATCATTTGGTTGTATTTCTTTAGCATCTTCATTATTGGTTTGAATAACAATTCTAATCATTTTATTAGTTGTGCCTTGTAGATAACTCATTTGTTGTTTAGATAACTTTTTCTTAAAACATTTCATTTTAACGCCCCCAACACTTGAGCGTATCTGCTCGTCATCACTACTTAAAATTTGTTTGTGCCAATAACATTCATCATTAAATCTATAATAAATCATTATTATTGCACCCAAAAATCAACATATTTTTTGTTAATAAATCTCCCCCTAGAAAAGCCAGCATAAAACAAGCCTGCATTAGATAACATTTTCTTTGCAAGCGGACTAATAGCACGCTGATCTATTTCCTTTTGCGAAATAATTCCACCAGTTGTTGGCTCCAAACCGAGAAATACATACATATCATAATTTATTAAAACATAATAACTTTGTTCCAAAACTGCGTTATAAATAGCTTCATTTTGTGTTTTAGTAATGCGCTCAAGCGAAAAGGTAGGGTTTCTTGCTTTTATTTCTTCAAAAATCATTGTAATTATTCTGTTGACAAAAACCTTAACTTTATTAGGGTTATTACCTTTTATTCCTTCTTGTAACATTATTCCATATTTATTCGTAAAATCATTCGTAAACTTATTTAATTTTTCATCATTCATATTTTAAACACTCCTTTTTTAAAGCTTATACAAAAATAAAGGGAGAGAGTAAAAACTCAACTCCCTTAAAATGTTTCTAAGCTGCACTTTCGTCTTTAACGTAGTCGACATAAATACTATCAACTTTGTTATTTTTTCCGTTAGGGAATATAAACGTATCCCAATCTTCTCGAATTTGGAATAAGTAACCATCGCCCTCTGTATGAGAACCCGGAGGAAAGAAATAAATACTTTGAATTTTAGGAACTGTTATAACAGTTTCTAAACTTGCAATTAAGACATTTATTTTTTTTGCTGCATTAGTTGTTAACAAATAATAATTAGTTCCAGCTGTGAAACTGGTTACCCCACCATCAACTGTAAAGTCTGCTGTCTCTGCTTTGCGATATTCTTCTGTTTCAGCGTCAATCACATAATAAGTTGCAGTTGCACTATAAGCGGCTGTGTTTTTGGTATAACCATTAACCACTGGCTTAAAACCATCCCAATCATCAGTTCTGTCTGCAAAAACAAATTTTTCAAAAAATCTTTCATCATCAATCACTTCAAAAATATGGACACCATCGATTGAAGTATAACGAGTTTCAATGCCGATTCCTCCATCTGGTATAACTACCATGTCAACCTTTCTCGTTAATTCGGATGACATTTCTAAATGATCCATTACTTCTGTTCTAACAAACGCTACCAAAGATGACCGCCAAATCTTAATTTTAGAAATATAACTCTTAATTTTTCTTACTGCTGTATTTGTATAAGCAGAAATTTTAGTATTAGAAACTAACCCATCAATTGCCTCCGCCTTTTGATAATCGCCAAAATAAACTCCATTCGCTGCTGCGTGAGCTACTTTACTAAAGAAAAGAGCGTCTGTTTCTGGAACTGATTGAGTTTTTTGAAAAGTGTTTGCTATGTTTTTAATTCCTGCTGTATAATTCGTTTCGTCAAAATCTGCTTTATCAACAAATATTTCAACATCTCGAGAATGTGCTACAGTATAAGGTACATCGCTTTGTGCCCATAACCCTTTACCATAACCACCGGTTCTTAAATGGTTTCTAAATCCTGAAACGCTCATGTGTGTAAAATGAAACGTTTTTGCGCTAAGCCATTTCACATTTGAAACTAAAAATGGACTTGTTAATAATTCTTGTGTTTTTATGTTTAATAATTCTGGTTGCCACATCTCCGCATAATTGGGTGATATTGCCGCTGGGAATCTAGTAGACATATATTTTTAATACCTCCTATTTTTTAATATTAATCAACTAAACAATCGTTTTATCAACGATAAGGACTGCGTCGGTTCCATGGATTTTGTTGTGTTGATTGATTTTGTTGTTGAGTTGTTGTTGAATTTCTAAAGACATTACCGGTTCTATTTGGTTTAGGATTTGGATCAGCAATATCATTAAACACATAATCATGCGTTTTTTTTATTTCTGCGATTTGCGTATCAAAACCACTAAAAACTCCGTCCTTATAAACCAACTTGTCTTTATTAATTAATGCAGCTAATACCTTTGTATCTTTTGGATTAGCGCTATTTAACAACTTTTCAAAATTAAAATTGAATTCTTGTTCAAATAATTTTTCTTCGTACTCTTTTGTTTGCTTTTGATTAGCCTCTTCTAACTCTTTTAATTTCGCACTTAATTCATCATTGCCTGCAGCTGCTTTTTTTAATTCGGCAAGTTGATTATCGCGATCTTTTATTTGTTGTTTTAAAGAGGTGTTATTTTCATCAAATCTACCTTTTGGTATAAAATCTCCTTCGCCAAAAAAATACTTTTTTTCAGCGCCCAATTTAGGCTCAATGTGTTCTTTAAACACATCTTCGCCAACTAATTTCTTTAAATTTTCCATTTTATTTTTCCTTTCTTCGTCTTTTTTTCGTGAGCGACCACGTTTCAATTGGATAAAATAAAAGAGTAGTTATCGCACTACTCAAACGATTTGTTATATAATTAAAGTTTTTTAAACTCTTATAACCTAATGTTGGTATAAAAAAAGACCATTTTTAATGGTCCACATTGGAATGATATTTATGTAATTCTAACACATATTGCTCTGCTTGTTCGAAAGTATAATCGTAATTTCTTGTAAAATTATCTATAACCGCATCATCTATCTTGTGTATAAATGTTCTTTCTTCAACACTTAATTGCTCCTCGCTCTTTTTCAACAACGCAATATACTTTTTTTGATTCTCTCTTGAAAACAATATTTTTGGTATTTTTGATTGATCTACCGAAACAAATAATACTCCATCCATATTTTACTCCTTATTTATGATTTTATATTGTTCGATGAGATTTTTAGCGCATTTCTCATCAAAAATAACATGATTAGAATGTAACAACCCGACATATTCACCGCCCCATTTATTGACATAATGTTGCAAAGTGTCTTTGTTATTTGCAAATCCATACATAAATCCACCAAAGCCAGCTTTAATACTTTCCTCCGCTGCTTTTGCAATCATCAAATAGCCCACACCCTTATACTCTTGCTTTCCGTCAATTTGTTTGTTATTCCACGGTGCAGTACATATCCAATTTAGATATGTGCCTCCTTTATCTTTCTTATGCTCGATTGCCATAAAACCCTGTGGACGTCGGTCACCTCGTGCAAACATTGCGTAAACTTGCACTTTAGGATTATTAGCAAAATCAGCCCAATCTGTATACCAACCACGTTCTTTTGTAAATGATTTTAATTTTGAAGCATCTACTTTTACAATAGTAGTTTCAACTTGTGCGCCTGTTTCACTGTTTATTAATCCATGTATTCCTCTATTTATTATACCATTTTTTGCTTCATTTTGCAACTCATATGTTGCCTGATATTCAGTCTCATTTTGATTAATTATCGTTCGCCAGCGATAGAATGCTCTGTTATTTTCTAAACTAAATATTTCATATTCTTTCATTCTTCTGCGCCATCGTTTACGCAACCTGCTTGCCTCTTTACTATAACCCGCTTCTCTTAATAAACGCTCTTCGCTTTTCATTTGCCTGATACTATTTTCATATTGCCTTTGTTTTTGATCAACCGCATATTCTCGCTTGATTTCTTCTAATGTATAATCTTGCGGAGGTTTAGAGCCTTTTTGATAAGGTACTAAACGGTGCCGGCAATTATAACCGTTAATTATACTATTACCTTCATTTAATTTTAAAACATCTGGCAAGTATGTGTAAGATATGCTGTCTATAGTTCCGTTTTTTTTGTCGGGGTTTATACTATATAGCTTGCCTTGATGAGGCGCACAGCGTGGGCTAGCGTCTGGATGTGATGAAGCCCACACAAATTCAACATCAGCATCAATAAACTTCTGTAAATCATTCATGTTACTTTCGTATCTAATTGACATTTCAGCACGATTTCGCAAACTCATCGTATAAACATAACCTTTGCGTTTATCGGTTTCTTTAACTTTTATTACTTTTGGCGGCTCAGCAGCTAGGGCTTTAAGCGCAACCTTAAGCAACTTATCATAATCATTGACAACTGCTAATCCTTTGCTTGTTTGTGTTAAGACGCTTCTAAAAGTATTTATACTTTTCTTTCCAAGTTCAGCATTTAACATATTTTTAAAATCAATTGTAAATATATCTTCTTTAAACTTATTAACTTGGTTTTTAAGATTTTGATTTAATATTGTTAATGTTTGTGATAATTGATAATGCCATTTCCTAGTCGCGATAACTAACGCCTTTCGTGTTTCTTCTCTTAATTGAATGTTGTCAATTTGTTTGCAAAAACTACCTATTGTATCATTCAAGAGCTTAGTAAGTTCTTCGCTATCTTTTCCTTCCATAATTCCAATAGTAAGTGTTTCTTTGATTTTTTGTGATGCTGTTTGCACCAAAATAACTGCTTTTTGTGCTACATTCTGCTTTGGAGATTTCAATTCTAATAAAGCATTCATTTTTAATTATCTCTATTTTCAATTATATCTTCTAAAACCTTATGTACTTTTGTTTCTTTTTTGCTCGTGTTATCATTCTTGCGGTTTTTATTGTTATTATCTTCTTCATTATTAACATCATCTTCTTCAAATCCTGTTAATTCTGGTAGATTCGCCGGGTTATCAAGACTCATTCCGTTTTCATATCGAATAATATTTACTTCATTATCGATTTGATAATCACTCCAATTTTTATGTATATTTCTTAAAGCTGTATAAGTAGAGGCAACACCCACTTGTTTTGCTCCACCCCAAACATTTATTAAGTCCTTTTGTTTAGGTATTATATAATCATTAAACTTGACATTAATATCACAATTTTTAAAATTAACATCTATTTTAGGTATATCTTCTTGATTTATTGGCAGTTCCGTTTGCATCCAATAATTTAATGACAACATTTGCAAAAGTATCTTTTCTAATTCAGGTTGCCATATTTCTAATTTTCCCGCTCTTGTTTCAAGCGTCGCTTTGTTTCTTTCTTCTTGGCTATCTGCACTCGAACTTACGCTTTCGATTCCAGTAATTCCAATCGAAACAGGTGAATACCCAGCATTGTTAAGAATTGTTGTGACTGCTATTCGCCATTTTGAATGTAGGCTTTCTTGTTTATCTGCAATTGTACTTGTAATAATTTCATTTTTTGCATTTTGATCCGGATCACCATCAACTTTTAAATAGTTAGTCGCAAATGGATCAAACTTAGTTATATCTGCGTTCTCATCGTTTTCATCGTGCAAATATAAAATCATTGTACTTGGTATCATTCGCTTTGATTTATTATTTCTTATCTCAGCAAATATCTCGCTTACCGTTTCATCAAGACCATCAAAGAATGTTGAATTATTAGCATAATCACTCGCACCATATGGACTTTCTGGAAATTCATTATTTGGTAATTTATTAGGTATTTCAAAAGCTAGCATACCCTTTATGCCATTAAAAACAATCTCTTCATTTAATTCAGCTGTTTCTGGCAACTTTGATAATGGCACTTCTACCTCAATGCCAGCAGCTTTTATTTCGTATAATTTGTTTATGATAAGAGCATTGCCATCATCAGTTGTTGTATAAATCTCTTTATGTCTAAATATAACTTCATTGCCTTTACCAAAATAATCATTTTTAAAAATAATTGCT